ACCCCCAGCCCCACCCCCTCAAAACGCGTTTAAATGGCATACCTATGTACGAGTGTGGGTAGACAACATGGCCAACAATACTCAAGATGCTCAAGATGCTCAAGATGCTCATTCAAATAATGTGAGCGCCTTGAGCGCCTTGCCTAAAAGAAAATACTTGTTGGCAAAGTAAAATCTGTGGTACAGTTCAACTGCACTTGACAGGTGTTCAACACAGGGAAGATTGATTTACACGCTAGCGGTTCCTGTACCGTTCTGTCAGCCTCTAGAAATAGTGGCAGCGTGTAATTCAATCTTTTTGCATTTTAAATTGGAGGAATTATGAAACTTAAAGAAACAGTAGCAACGCTGACCTTCATTTCTGAGTCTGGGTATTATGTAATCAGTCAACCAGAAGTGTGTTCTCACACAGGAGATACAATATACTCAAACATTGTTCTATCACCAGAACAGATGCGCCCAATTATCGTGGACATGGAGTCAAAACTTCTATACGCAGACGAATGGTGGTCTACCCAAGGCAGCGAAGAAAGCGAGGTATAGGATGCAATATTACAAACACCATATTGGTGACTTCATTAAGGACACATCAAATCTTGATGACCACCAATCCATGACCTACTTACGGATGTTATGGAAGTATTACCTAGACGAAGCACCTTTATCTGGATTATGCGAAGATATTGCGTTTACTGTGCGTTCGGATGAAAAAACGGTGCGAACGCTTCTCAAGCATTTTTTTATATCCAGAGATGGTGCGTGGATTCATATTCGCTGCGAGAGGGAAATTAAAGGATTTTACGATAAATCAGAGAAGGCTAGAGCATCTGCCAAATCCCGATGGGATGCCAATACTATGCAAACGCAATGCGAACGCATAGCGAACGCATCCAAAATTGATGCGAACGTACCGAAAAGTGATGCGGATTGTATGCTACCCATAACCCATAACCCACTACCCATTATAAAAACAAAAACAACTACAGCAAAGATGCCTACACCTGACGGTGTATCTCCTGAGTTATGGTCTGATTACTTGTCTGTAAGAAAAGGCAAGCCAATGACACAGACGGCACTAAACGGCATCGCAAGGGAAGCAACCAAAGCTGGGCTATCTCTGGAAGCTGGCCTTAGAGTTTGTGCCGAACGTGGTTGGTCAGGATTAAAAGCTGAATGGTTGGATGACAAGAAGCTGACCGTACACCAACAGCAGATGCAAGCCTCTGCCAGAACCATTGGCTTTGGTCGTACCCCTGGCTATGAAACATTACACACCTTTGACAACCCACAACTGGAGAGTCACGACCATGATAACTTCTGATAAACCATTACCGTTTAGCTGGATCGAGGAGATATTTAAGAGTATGTTCACCAACTACGGAGTATCTTTCTTGCGTAAGTGGTCAAATGGAGTGATGGATTCGCATAACCTAGACGAAGGTTTACAGGCTACTAAAAAGATGTGGGCATTAAAGCTAGGATGCTTCTTAAACGACAAAGGTGCTATCAAGAACGCGCTATTGAACTTACCAGAGCATCCGCCTAGCTTGCCAGCTTTTGAAGCCCTCTGTAAGCAGTTTAGAACCACAGAAGCGTACCATGCTCTGCCAAACCACCTATCTGAAACTGCTATTGCCAATGGTAAAAAGCAACTAGCAAGTATTATGCGTATGTTGGAAACATCAAAACTACTCAAGGAGGCCAAATGATGTGGAAACAGACTAGCCCAGTAAGTATCGTAGAAACCGAAGGCGATTGGCACATAGACAGGAACACGGTATGCGGAGTAACCAAATTCTGCCTGTATCGTGGCAGAGATGTGGTAGGCTCTTACGTTACTGCTGCGAAGGCCAAAGCAGCTAAACTAGAAATGGAGAAGAAATGACACAAGAGTTGTTTTGTATAGATTGGGCTACATTTGCACTAAAAAAATCAACTATACGCAAGTGTGCATTTAGCTATATTAGAGCAATATTTGAGGATAATCACTATAAAGCTGGGCATATGGGAGGTGCTATAGCTTTTTGTTTTGCTTTAGAATATAAAGGTATTGTCATAGGGGGCGCGGTATATGGGCCACCAAGACACGCTTCCTCATATGGCGATGGTGTTACGGATTTAAGACGTTTTGCGCTAGTTGATGATGCACCTAAAAATAGTGAGAGTTTCTTTTTAGGTAAAACCATTCGTGAAATCAAGAAACATGGCCTCGCAAACAAGATTTTAACCTTCGCAGATGAAACACAAGGGCATCATGGAACAATATATAAGGCTTGCAATTTTAAACTTATTGGCGAAACCCCACCATCAAAGCATATACTATGGAAAGGCAAGCAGTACCACATGAGAAGCCTAACTATTGAACGACCATATAGCTATACTCTGAGAGAGGCAGTTAAAAGTGGCGAGGCTGTAGTTGTAATGGGTTTAAAAAAATATAAATATATGTATGACTGTCAAGATGATAAAAGGTCGCAAGGTGTAATAAGATGAGGAACTTTCTGGATTATTCACTAATCGCAATAGCTGTGATCTTAATGCTCGCCATGACCGACATCTTCGCTTGCCCATCTAAAGGCATCGAGAAGCTGCCAGAACACCTTGTCAAGCCCTACTGCGACTGCTATCACAGGATTATGCTTGAGCCGAGATGGGTAATGCCTGGGCGTGAAAGAGCCGAGTTAATCTGCGGTGGACAAGCGTGGGACAAGGCTTACAGGGAATCTAGGGGTAAAAGTAAATAAATCTTCACTTTCCTTGACAATTGTCAAAAGAAATCGTGTTTATGTGCTTGTGGAACGTATTTAGATATGTAATTATTCGTCTGCACCAAACGAAACATTAACCACAGAGGAGAATCAAAATGAAAAAAATATTTAACGGCAGAAAATTTGTAACGATTGATGAAGTTTATTTAGAGGATGGCTTTTACAACCATGTTGTTGATGCCAGCATTTCCCCAGCATGGGTGGCATGGGCTAGTGGTGATAGATTTGTATTGTGTAGAGGTCATGAAGCAAATACAGGCGCACAAGCGTTGGCGTTGTCTGGGTATAACTTTAAATAACCAAAGGGGCGCAAGCCCCTATTAACCACAGAGGAAATGACATGAACGACACTAACGCAGACATAATCACACACTTCGAGTACACACCATTGCCCATTAGAGATTTTGATTGGTCGGCAACCTTTGACAACTACGAACCTGATGGGTTGGTGGGTTGGGGGGCAACTGCTAAAGATGCTATAGATCACTTACTCGAAAGACAGGGAGATTCAAAATGAACAGCACAGTAGAATTTGACACAGTAGTAGGCGATAACCTAGAAGTAACCGTAGAAGGTGAATACTCAGGCGAGGACAGGGACTTTGGCTGCGAAGTAACCAAGGTTTATATCAGCACAGACATGGCTGCGAATGATATATACTATCTGCTCGGTAAACTTGACAAGGACATCCTAGATAGCAAGTTGTGGGATGAGTGTTACATGGCGATGGAAGAAGAAAAGCGCGAGGCTGATGAGGCTAGAGCAGATGCTAAACGTGATAACGAAATGTGCGGAGGCTGAGATGGAAAAATACATAGATTACTTGGTAGGGGCATTATTCGGGATTCTGCTGGCTGTACTGATCTTTTTAGGAATCTGACCATGAACGAGATATTTTTGAAGTACAAAGAACTGCTGAAACAAACTCCACCACTAACTGCCGAGGAGATAGAGAAGAAAATGATGAAGGACTACGGATGGACTTGGCAAGAGATTAAACTCGCCCAGGAATACTGCACACCACCAGAGAAGAAGAACTACTGGGTGGATGAGAAAACAGCACAAGATTGGACAGGCTGGACTGACAAGTATTGTGGTAGCAAATCCATTAACGATGCCACAGCACAAGACTGGGATGCAGTCAGACCAGACATATCCGAACCTAACGATGCCACAGACCCTTTGAGCTATCAGGTTGGTGGCGATCACTATACCAAGATGAAGATACAGCCTGTCGAGTACATACACGCTAACAAGATGGACTTTATGGATGGTTGTATTGTAGGCTACATCTCTAGGTGGCGCGACAAGGGCGGTGTGCAGGATTTGCAGAAAATCAAGCAATTCGTAGACTTGATTATTAAGTTGAATAAGCTGTAATGTGGCTCTTAATCGGTGCATATATGTTCGCATTGGAGGTGAAGAATGACCAAGACTATTGAGGAACTTAAAGATGCATGGGATGTTGCGTTGGATGCGTTGGATGATGCTGAGGATGATGCTGAGGATGATGCGTGGGATGCTGCGTGGGATGCTTTTGAGGCTGCGAGGGATGCTTATTACAAAGCACTAAAGGAGAAGGAATGATAACAATTAAAGACTGGATGGATGGTGTACAGTACCGTATAACCGATAGCTATGTGTGGCATTGGGACTGTTTCGGATCTAACGCTACCTGCTTAGAAAGTGAGTGGGGATGCGAAGATGGTCGCACTTACACTATCTGTTACGACAAGGAAACGCTTGAGGTGTACAAAGTATGCTCATACTCCAACTCAGACTGTACAGGGCTAAGATGGATTAATCCAGAGCATAGAAGGGCATACTTTGCCGAGGAGAAGCGTAGGGGAATGACGGACATAACGCACTTTATCGAAGTTAAATCACCTGGGGGATGGGCATGGCTGACCAAACTGTTTGGGTTCTAATTGAGTGTATTCAGCAGTTTGTAACTAAATACGTTGTGGAATGTCCTGCTGACTTCCCAGAGTATGCTCTCGATACAGTTACTAATCAGGAAGCAAAAGAGTTCTCGCAGCACTACGTTGGAGAGAGTATACTGTCCTTCCAAGTCATAGATCAGGATGATGCTTTAGCCCAATGTGACGTGGATAACGAGTATTACAGCAAGAACAGTACAGAAAGTAAGATAAACGCATTTTTTACAAGGGAGAACGAGATTGGTAATCAAAGGAACGACTAGCGGATACAGGGACATGGCGGATGGCACGTTAAGGATTATGATAGACATTGAGCCAAACGATGCACGAAATGCGGTGCAACTGTTCGCAGATAGAGGCACTTTAGTCGCAATCGCAGCTTTAGATGATAGTCAAATCGAAAAAATGTAAATCCTGTGGGGTAGAATTTACCCCTCACAGACCCATGCAGATAGTATGCGATTGGGAATGTGCTGGTGCGCTGAACTTCTTTACAGCAGCTAAAAAGAAGCTACGCGCTATCCGGTTAGAGCAATCCAAAGGTAGAAAGGAGTTAAAGACACGCAGAGAATGGCTGCAAGATACTCAGAAGGCATTTAACAAGTTCATCCGCACTAGGGATGCTACCGAGCCTTGCATTAGCTGTAATCGACACCACACAGGGCAGTATCATGCTGGACACTACATGGCTACGAGTGTACGACCCAACTTGAGATTCACGGAGGATAACGTACATAAACAATGTCAACCGTGTAATACTCACTTGTCAGGCAACTTATTGTGCTATCGTATCAACCTAATCAAGAAAATTGGTCAGGAAGCAGTAGATGTTTTAGAATCCGCACCAGTAGAAAAGAAGTGGACTATCGACGAGTTGAAAGAAATCCAACAGAAATATCATAAATTAAACAAGGAGATGATATGAAACACATGAGCGCAGACAGAGTTTATCTAAGCAGGAATGAACAACGCGACCTAAAACAAACCAGACAAGAACGTATTCGGCAGCTAATAGCCCAGAAGCCACTAATTCGTACCAAAGAGATGGCTGTAATCATGGGGTTAACTGATTTTGTGGTTACTAATGCCATGCGAAGTATCAGAGATGAGTTCACTACAGTTTACCTAGCTAATACTGGTCAAGGGCGGTTAAAGGGCTTTATCTTGAATCCTGACTACGTTCATGTACCTAAACCAGATGACCCACTAGAGTTTAAGAAATCACCTTATGGCAGAATGGTATTTGTAGACGATCTAATGCTAAATAAGTACGGAACGAAAGCGTTAGCCCAGCCCCTAAGAAAACTACCACGCAATTCTGTCGGATCTACAATGGAAGGAGGGTACTGGTAATGCTAGACTTCCCTGTACCTGAAAATCTTACTACAGTAGGACATTTAATGACTTCACCACTTTCTACCCCAAAAGACTGGGCTGGTGATATAATAGCACTTCGTAAGCTAATCAATAACATAGCTGGTGACTGTAATGACCGAGAGTATCGGTCTGCTTTGCCTCGTATACAAGAGGCTATAGAACATCTAAACTCACTAACTTACTATTGCGAAACAACACCAGAAAGACTAAAACGTAGTGGATGACACAGATATAGCCTCAATTAATGAGGAGATTCAAAGAGATGCAGAGTTAAGACGAGTACGCGCCCTAGTTAAAAAGACGCCACGTTCCAGTGTATGCTTGGAGTGTGGAGTAAAGACAGACAAAGGCGCGCGTTGGTGTTCGCCAGTTAATGGTAAGACACCATGTAGGGACTTCTGGCAACTCAGGAAGGGTGTGAAATGACGTTTAATATAGAACTGATTAGATGCAAGAGAACTGAGCCTATATATCAAGATATTCGTAATAGGCATTATGTTCCAAACAGGGGTACGCATGGACAGCAGCTTCACTATCTTATTAAACTTGACGAAGATATAGTTGGGATAATAAGCGGGGCTAGTTGCGTGTGGGCGGTAAAATCCAGGGATGACTACTTTGGACTTAACAAGGAAAATAAACGGGTAGCCCTACCATCTATCATAAATAACACAGTATTTAGGTTGGAAAAACACGAGCCTAACTTAGCTACATTTGTATTATCACGTTGGCGCAAGAGGGTTGCTGTTGATTGGGAAGAAAGGTATAAAGTCAAAGTGCATGGGTTTGAAACTTTCGTAGTCGAGGAAGATCATAGAAAAGGTGCATTATATTTAGCTGATAATTGGCTATATTTAGGTGAAACATCGGGAAGCACTAAAACCCATAAGGGACTGGCTACCAAATCTGAACGTATTACTACGAACATTAAGATGATATATGCTAAGAAGATATTAAAAACAGCATTATCAACAGCATACAATCCAACTTGGAATAAACCAAAGGTTTGTGCAGTTAACCGTAGTTTGTGCTTAGATTTATGACACTCACAGCTAAACAAGAATCATTCGCATTAGCTATAGTCAATGGTACTACGCAGATAGATGCTTACAAAGTAGCGTATGATACTGAAAACTATCAGGAAAGTACAATACATTCAGAAGCAAGCAGATTAGTTTCAAACCCCAAGATTGTAGCAAGGATAGCTGAGTTACGCAAGGGCTTGGTTTCAAAGGAGTTATGGACACGCGAGAAGTCAGTAATCGCATTAGTCGCAGTCTACAACTCACTAGATGCTAAGTGTTCAGACAAGGTATCAGCAGTCAAGGAATTAAACTGTATGCACGGCTATAACGCACCAGGACAACTCAACGTGGATCATAAGTTCGAGTTACTACTCCCATTCGTCACCCAGAACATGATTGACCGAAATAATTAGTGGGCATCAATGCCTATCAAGTACGCGCCCCATTCGACCCATTTCATCGTAGGAAAGAACGCTGGGCTGTCCTAGTCTGCCATAGACGAGCAGGTAAGACTGTAGCGTGTATAGCTGAACTCGTAGCTTGTGCGCTAGTTACTAACAAACCCAACGCTCGCTATGCCTATATCTGTCCACAGTTCAATCAGGCAAAGGATGTGGCTTGGGTGTATCTCAAGATGCTCACCTCTGATATACCTGGCATATCCTATAACGAATCCGAATTGAGAGCCGACCTACCACCAAAGGGTGATAAGGATGGGGCTAGAATCAGGCTATACGGTGCTGACAATCCAGATCGTATGCGAGGACTATACCTTGATGGGGTTATACTCGATGAATACGCTGATATGAAGCCATCTATATGGGGTGAGGTGCTTAGACCAGCTTTAGCAGATAGGAAGGGCTGGGGAGTGTTTATTGGTACACCTAAAGGCCATAATGACTTCTACGACCTATGGATGCGTACCGAATCGTCAGCAGATTGGTTTAGGTTAATGCTCAAAGCATCGCAATCAGGTCTGGTTGATTCAGTAGAGTTAGCTGCTGCCAAGTGCGAAATGACCGATGACCAATATGAGCAAGAGTTTGAATGTTCATTCGAGGCAGCCATTCAGGGTTCGTACTACGGTAAGGAACTAGCCCTATTGGAGAGTTCGGGCCAGATTACCTCAGTACCTTGGCAACCAGATGTGGATGTATTCGCTGCTTTCGACATAGGATTCAGCGACGATACCTCAATTTGGTGGTATCAGATCGTCAATGGCGAGATCCACGTTATCGACCACTTTGCCACAAATGGGGAAAATATCTCATTTTATGCCACCAAACTCTCCGAAAAGGGGTATAATTACAACAAGTTCGGGGGTAAGCCTTTTATCTGGCTACCCCATGATGCGAGAGCAAAGACATTAGCTGCTGCTGGTAAGAGCGTACAGCAACAGTTTCTAGAACTAGGTTACGCAAGTAGGATAGTGCCTACGCTGTCTATTCAAGACGGCATACAGGCTACTAGAATGACACTTCCAAAGTGTTGGTTTGACAGAGAGAATTGCAAAGACGGACTAAACAGCCTCAGTCTTTACCGTAGAGAGTTTGACGAGGGTAGGAAGGTGTTTAGAGAGCATCCGTTGCATGATTGGACTTCTCACGATGCCGATGCTTTCAGAATGTTATCAGTAGCTTGGCGAGAGGAACAGAAACCTAAACCCCCTCCTGAGATTAGATTCCCAACCCAGCAGACGATAGCTGAGTTAATTACAGCCCAGCGCAATAAGCGCATTAATGATGATTAGGAGATACCATGCCGTTCGGAACTGACCCACTAGATATTTACCACAATGGAGTATGGTACAGCCACACAGGGATGCAACTCTCTGGGCTTGATGATAACCCTGTAGTATCCGCCACAGCGGTCATGGTGAACGGCAACACGATATTCACGGCTACTGGCGATGTTACGGTACACGACCTAGTATCTGTCTGCGTGACAGCCAACAACGCTACTGCCTCAACACTTCAATATCAGATAGTTCCCACCATAGGAACATCAACCACAATCTCAGGTGCGACTACCACACTAGCCTCAGTAGCAGCAGGAACGATAGTTACCCTAGCAGGCGATGCCCTAGCTACTGCCCCTACAATCTCACCCAATGGTGTAGGACTAAGCCAAGCTGCTCGCGGTGTTCATTTCCCAGCAGGAACGCTGAAAATAGTCATAGGTGTAGGATCAACGACAGGCACATGGAAACATTACCTTAGATACTCCCCATTTCAAGCTGGCGCGACTGTAAGCTAAGATGGAAGCCCAGAACGAACGTAAAGAGGAACTGGGTAAGGGAGATAAGGGTGTCCAAAGAAGGTGGATGCTCGAACTCAAGCTATCTGATAAACGTGAGGCGGAATGGCGCAAGACTGCCAAGTCTACTATCGACAGGTATCGTGGTAGGAACAGGAAGAAGAACAGCTTCAACATCCTGTGGTCGAATACCGAAACGCTTATGCCTGCGGTATACAACTCACTTCCCCAGCCGAATGTCCGTAGACGCTTCAAAGACGAAGATCCAGTAGGTAAGGCTGTATCTGACATACTCTCACGCAGTTTAGAGTTTAGCGTAGACATCGAGCAGTTCGACACGGCTATCAAGCACTCACTCCTGGATATGCTATTAACCGGTCGTGGTGTGAACCGTATTAGGTACGTTCCATCATTCGAGCAAGTAGGCTACTCAGACGAAGAAGGCCAAGAGAACGAATCAGAAGCAACCCAGTCACTAGAAGTTGAAACAACCGAGGAACTCAAGTGGGAACAAGTCGTTATTGAACACGTTCAGTACGATGACTTTCGTATGGGTGCTGGCAAGACATGGGAAGAAATCCAATGGATAGCCTTCCACCACAGGATGACCAGAGATGATCTAGTTGAGAAGTTTGGCGATAAGGGCGAGAAGATGCGCCTCGATGACACCAACGATGAGGATGTTAATAGGGAAGATGAATCCACTATCGATGCCTTCAAGACTGCAAGTGTATGGGAGATATGGGATAAAGAGGAAAAACAAGTCTTATTCGTATCCCAGAACTGTACTGAGCCACTCAAGGTATTGGAAGATCCACTTGAACTGACTTCATTCTTCCCTATCGCTAGACCTGTATACGCTATTGTAGATGGCGGTACGATGCTACCCACTACTCTCTACTCGCAGTATCAAGAGCAAGCCGAGGAACTGGACAAAGTATCCACTAGAATCAACAAGATATACGATGCCCTCAAGGTTAGAGGTATATACGATTCGACCATGAGCGAAGTATCCGAACTCTTGAAGGGTAACGATAACGACTTGATTCCAGCCCAAAATGCTGCTGCTTGGCTAGAACGTGGTGGTATTGAGAAGGCTATCTGGATGATGCCTATAGAGCAAGCTGCCAAGGTGGTAGTGATTCTTACTCAGCAACGTGAAGCCTGTAAGCAAGTTATCTACGAAATCAACGGATTAGGCGATATTCTACGCGGTCAGTCAAACGCTAGTGAAACTCTAGGCGCCCAGCAAATCAAAGCCCAATGGGGTACGATGCGTATATCTACCTTGCAACGTGAATTACAGCGTTATATCAGGGATATGATGCGTATTATGGCTGAGATCATCTCGGAGAAGTTCCAACTGGATACTTTGCAGAAGATGACAGGCTTAAACTATGCTACTGACGAGCAAGTACAGCAAGCCATGATGCAGTTCCAGTCACAGATGGAGATGTACAACCAACAGGCTCAGATGGCTCAAATGCAGCCACAAGGTCAACCAGGACAGCCACCAATGGGCGGTCAACCACCACCACAGCCACCACAACAGCCTGCCCCTCCACCATTCACTTGGGAGAGTTTGCAGAAGGTTATGAAGGATGACTGCCAACGTACCTACAAGATAGATGTCGAAACCGATTCAACCACAGCTTCTACGGTAGCCGAGGACATGAAGGGCTTGACTGAGTTGCTATCAGGTATTGTCCAATTCGTGCAAGGTGTAGCCCCAGCAGTACAGATGGGTGCATTACCTATGGAAGCTGCCAAAGAGATCATGATGACCATTTGCCGTAGGTCTAAGATGGGTTCTGCGGTAGAGGATGCTCTTGACAAGATGAAAGAGCCACCAGCCCCACAAGATCCAAATGCAGGTGCTGCTGCTGCTGAACAAGCCAAACAACAGCTTGAGATGCGTAAGCACCAAGACTTGCTACAACTCAAGAACATGGAGTTGCAAGGTCAAGGACAGCTAGAGCAAGCCAAACTAGCACAGTCTGCTCAACTAGAACAGATGAAAACGCAAGCTACTGCTCAGTCTGAACAGATGAGGGCAGAAGCAGATGCTCGCGCTAGTCAAGCCCAAGCCCAAGCCACGATGGAAGTCGAACGCTTCAAGGCTGAACTCAAGGCTCAGTCTGATGATATGGCTTCTCAATACTCGGCTCAGATGGAGATGGCTAAACTCGATAAAGAACAAGAGTTCGAGAGATGGAAGGCTGAACTAGACGCATCTACCAAGATCCTGCTAGGACAGATCAGTTCCAAGACCACTATGGACACAGCCATGCTCGCAGCTACCAACGCAGCCAACACAGAGGTAGCAGAATCGCTAGGCAACAACAACACTATGTTCAATGATGATAACAACAAACTGGACATGATGATGCAGATGCACAACGATGCTATGGGTCAAATAGGCTCAGTCATGGAACACTTACAGAAACCAAGAACAATACTCCGTGATGCTAACGGTAAGATTGCAGGGGTACAATAATGGCAGCTTATGTCGGGTATCAAATAGCAACAGATATGTTGGTAGAGGGCGGTAACGCACTTACCGATAGCTGGAAGATCATTCTATCCAACACAGCACCTAACGTAGCTACTAATACTACTGCAGTTTCTGCTACCGAACTAGGTACTGCTGGAGGCTACACGGCTGGAGGTGTAAGTTGTACAGTTACTTCATCCTCACAGACAGCAGGTGTGTACAAATTAATCCTAGCTGCACCTGTAAGCCCTACATGGACTGCTAGTGGTGGTGGGTTTACGTTTAGATATGTCATTCTTTACAATCTTACCAACACTCAATGTGTCGGGTACTGGGACTACGGCTCATCAGTAGTAATGAACGGCACTAACGCAGATACTTTCACCCCAACGCTAGATGCTTCTGGCGGTACATTCACAATAACTACACCCTAGGAGATAATATGGCAGACGGCTTATTTTACAACGATTTACGCGAACCATTCTTAACGGTAGCACCAACAGCAGTTACTCTTGCTGCAACTGCAAAGGCTTTATACACGGCATCTAACTTCCCTGTGTTGGGCGGTCAGTATTTCTCTCGCCCAGGAAAGAAGATAATGATTCGCCTGTTCGGGCAGATTACAACTGGGATTACTCCTGGTAACGGTTCATTCAACGTCTACTACGGTTCAGGTGCAGATGCAACTGGTGTTCTATTGATGACAGGCACTCCAGTAGCACTTACGGCTTCCCAGACCAACTTGTCGTGGTACGCAGAAATTTATGTATCTTGCAGGACTACTGGCTCGGCTGGTACTCTGTTCTGCGATGGCTGGGCTAAGTTCAACGAGGCTGTTTTAGCTGGCGGTGTATTTCTTCCTGCTTCTGCCCCTGCAGCTTCTGGTGCTTGTGACTTGACTGCAGCTAACATTATTAGCGTACAGTATCTGCGTTCTGGCTCTACTGCTGAAACTATGCAAGTAGTTGATATGGAAGTGACTGCGCTGAACTAAAATGGCGGTATTCCTGTTTCCGCTAAACAAGTTGCAATTAGGCGCAGGGCTATCTCGTAGAGGTAAACCACCACCGATGTCAGGGGTCATGTATGAGACCCCAAGCTATCTGGTTATACAGGGTATCACTAAAGACGAGACTGGTGCAGCAGCAGCAGGGTTCACGGTGTATCTGATGGCTATGAGAGGATTAAACAATAATGTACCAACCCTAATTGAAACTACCATCTCAGATGCTGGCGGTGGATATTCCTTTACAGTAGGTTCAGGTGAGCAATATTGGATTTTATCGTACTTAGCTGGTTCTCCAGACAAGGCAGGGGCTACCAAGAATAACCTAGTAGGCGCGTAATGACCGATATATTTGCCTACCCTGGCGAGGCGAACCCGAATGATGTAAAGGCATCAGATCCAACGGTCTTGCGTGGCGGTGGTGTTGCGGTCAATTACACCCTAGTATGTGCAGTCGGTGCTTATAGTTATGTAGGACAGGCTGCAACACTATCTGTACAGCATAGCCTCACTTGCGCCACTGGCTCGTATGCTTACGCTGGTCTAGCTGCTACATTATCTCTAAAGCGCAGTTTATCATGTGCAACTGGTGCATACGCTTATATAGGAATAGCTTCCACACTAAATGTAAAGCATACTTTACTTTGTAACTCAGGATCATACACTTACACAGGAATAGCTGCATCTCTCAAGGTAAACCATAGCCTACTTTGTAACGTAGGGGCTTACGCTTACGCAGGACAAGCAGCAACATTAACCTATGTAAGCTTATCACCAGTAACATATACGTTACTATGCGCTACTGGCTCATATACCTACGCAGGAATAGCATCCAAGCTAGATTATGTAACATCTAAAACCAAGCAAGGTGGTGATGACGCACCTAGATCCGTCAAGAATCTCAAATACAAGCCCAAGCCACGAAAGGATGACTTTGGGAATGAAATCGTTGTACCAGAGGCAATATCTGCATTAACTGTTGAAAAATATACACAAAAACCAACACTAGTTAGTGCAAATGAGTTACAATCGCATTTAGAAATAGATGACGAAGAAGCTATTTTAATGTTCATTTAGGAGATACACATGGCAATCGTAAGCGCAGTAGCAGTTCAGGCAGCACTAGATGCGACTGAAAAGAATATGAAGATTCTGAGGGTTAATCCTGTCAGTTCAACTAAAGACGAGTTCTATGTATCTGGCGGTGTCGCACCTTACGCTGGCAAGAATAGATGGGTTATTACGACCAACACAGGTTCAGCAGCAGCACAAGCCACAACCATTACTAACGCTATGGTAGCCGATTAAAGATGCCAGTATTTGACTATCTATGCCCATGCGGTAAGAAGTTCGAGAGATTCTTAAAGGCTGCCAACGTAGCCGAGCAACAGTATTGTGAGTGCGGTAAGACTGCTGAGAAACAGCTATCCTGTTGTAACGTATACGTTATGCAGTCATACCAAAGTCCAGTAACAGGACAATGGATAGATTCACCCAACCAACGCAAGAAGGACTTAGCTGATTCAGGCTCAAGACCTTGGGAGGGTAAAGAGATAGAAACACAGATGGCGCAGGGTCGAGAGAAAGAGTTCGATTCTATGCTAGACAAGTCGGCAGAGAAGGCTGCAACCACAGCATTTCACGACTTACCTCTAGCAACACGAAAGGTTTTAACTAGCGGAGAAGCTGCACATGAGTGACGATCTGGAAACCCAGAAAGACGAAGTAGCACCAACGATGGATGAAACAATAGGTAGTGCTTGGGCTGAGATACAGTCTAGGAACGAACCAGAGGCTCAAGAGAAGGAAGTAACTGAATCTGCCCCTGAGGTAGCTAGTTCAGAAGATAATGCGCTTACGACCCCTTCAGAGGCTTCAGAATCGATTCCTGCGGTAGAACCAGAATCAACAGTACGCGCCCCATCTTCATGGAAGAAGGAACAACAAGCCAAGTTCTCTAGCTTGCCACCGGATATACAGGCAGAGATAGCTAGACGAGAAGGCGATATACATAGAGGTGTAGAGCATTACAAGGTAGCTGCTGAACGTGGGAACACCTACGAGAAGGCATTTGCCCCATTTAGAGATACTATCCAAAAGATAGGCTCGACACCAGAACAGGCTATTACTGGACTGATGCAGACCGACCATAATCTACGGTTCGGCTCACCAGCACAGAAAGTAGCGGTAATTCAACACATTATCCAATCATACGGTATCAATCCCGAATGGTTCGATCAACAGAATAACTCGCAAGCCAATCCTGAGATAGGACACTTGCAGAACAGATTGCAACAGTTTGAGGCTCAACAGGCTCAACAGATGCAGAATATGCAGGAACGTGAGGCAGCATCGCTAAACAACGATATTACTGCCTTTGCAGCAAAGAGTGAGCATTTTGAAGCAGTTAGGGACAGGATGGCTACCCTTCTAGAGGGTAACGCAGCCAAGTCACTTCAAGAGGCTTACGAAACAGCTATATGGGCAGACCCAGCGATTAGGGCAACTCTACTTGCAGAACAGCAAAGAGAGATTCGTTCTAAAGCAGCTACCAAGGCTATAGAAGCAAAAAAATTGTCTAGCGCAAACGTGAAAACCAGGGGAGTAATACCTGCTCAAGCTGCGGTAGGCTCAATCGAAGATACCATTCGTTCCAAGGCTAAAGAACTTGGGATGTATTAAGGAGATAAATTATGGCATCACCAGCAAGCACCATTATCACAGCGTGGAGTGAACTAGCTTCCACGACTTATCGCGCTCACTCGAAAGAAGTAGCCGATCAGGTAACAAAACACAATGCCCTGTTTAGACGTTTGACAGAAAAAGGCCGTACTAGAGTGGAAGATGGTGGGCTTACCATCGTTCAACCACTTGATTACCAAGCTAACTCCACTTATCAGCGTTATTCTGGCTTCGATGTTCTGAACATCAACGCTGTTGACGTACTGACAAGTGCTGAGTTCCCTTGGAGGCAAGTAGCAGTAAACGTAGCTGCATCTGGCTTAGAACTGCGTACTAACTCTGGCGAGAACAGAATCATCAACTTCACCAAAGCTAAAGTCAAGAACGCTATGCGCTCAATGGCTAACGGTCTTTCTACCGATATGTACTCGGATGGAACTGCTGCTAACCAAATTGGCGGTCTGCAAGCCCTAGTGTCTGATCTGGGAACTGGTACTGTAGGTGGTATCAATTCAACAACTTGGACATTCTGGAAGTCTATCCTTCAATCAGCAGCAGCACCTTTGAACGGTGTTTCAGCTATCACCCCATCGGCAAGCACCATCGAATCATTGATGCTTCCATTGTGGCTCAAGCTGACTCGCGGTACTGATATGCCTGACATGATTGTTATGGATGACATCTACTTCACCATGTTCGAGCAAAGCCAGACTTCATTGAAGCGTTATACTTCTGACGAGACTGGCCAAGGCGGTATGATTAGCATGAAGTACAAGAGTGCTGACGTATTCTTCGATACATCTGGTGGTATTCCAGCAAGCCATGCTTACTTCCTGAACACAGACTATCTTGAGTGGGTTGTGCATCGTGATGCCAACATGACCATGATGGATGAGTTGAGATCCGTTAACCAAGACGCTGTAGTTATTCCAGTTCTAACCCAAGGTAACTTGGTAGTTAGTGCCAGATTCCTACAAGGCTGCATGAAGGCTTAGTCTTAATCAATTCACTTATAAGGAGTATTAAAAATGGCTTATGGAACATCAGACCCTCGCATCGGTAGTCAAGCAATCGCGACTACAGACACGGTGCAAAACCACCCACTAGGTACGGTTATCCGTGCTAATGATCCAACCTTAGGAGATGGAGAGTTTATCTATCTGCTTGGAGTGGCTTCAACAACTGTGGGTTCAGTAGTTACTTATGATGCATCTACATACCAAACGGTATTGAGTGCTGTCGGTGGTAACATCCCTCGCGCAGTAGCTATTGCTATGTCAGCTAACGTTGCCAGCCAGTACGGTTGGTATCAAATCTCTGGACAAGCAGTAGTAGCTAAGACAGCAACCGTATCATTGGCTGCTGGTGCTGCTGTCGGAGTATTGACTATAGGACTAATCGCTGGAACAGGAACAGGCAAGGAAATTCAAGGTGCGGTAGTTGCTGCTGTTGCTTCGAATATTGCTGGTCGCGTAACTGTTAAGGTGATGATTGCCAGACCTACCAAGCAGGGAAGAGTGACGTGATAGATAACACGACCTTGTAATTCGTGGTATAATACCTTCTCATCACATCGGGAGGGTATTATGCCAAGAGTTAAAGGGTCACCATTTAGATCGGAACTTGCTGGATTAGTGTTTAATCGATTGACTGTGCAGAGCAGATTAAAACATTCAATGTGGCTATGCTTATGTAGTTGTGGAAAAGACGTGATTACTTCGACCTTTCAATTAAAGAGTGGGCGGACAAAATCATGCGGATGCTTTTCTAGGGATAGAACTACTAAACATGGCAAAGAAGGCACTAGGATCTACAACACTTGGGCGCAAATGTTAGCAAGATGCAATAATCCCAACTCAACAAGTTATCCGAACTATGGTGCTAAAGGAATAAAAGTTTGCGAAAGATGGGCAGACTTCAGAAACTTCTATGCAGATATGGGAGATATTCAAGAAGGCAAGACAGTCGATAGAATCGATGGCACTAAAGGTTACGAACCATCTAATTGCCGATGGGCAACATACAAGGAACAAGCAAGAAATAAAACAAATTCAAAATTATACCTATGGGAAGGCAGAATGATGACAGCATCTGAGTTGGCTGAAATACATGGGATACAAAGAAAGGTTGTTGAAAATAGGCTAAGACTTGGAATGTCAGTAGAAGCAGCGGTAAAAAATATTAAGTACAATAGATGGAATACACCAAGGAGTATCAATGCCACAGCCACACGCTAGTTTGCGCGTTAAGTTCCAAAATAAAGAGGCTACTATGCCTCTTGTTTTACCTATTCACGTTGTGTGTAATACATCAGATGATGACCTGTACACACATATTAAGGTTAACTCTCGCAATCGTGGCGATTGGGTTAAACTCTTACCAGAACATGATGGAATGGCAATTATCGTCGGGAGTGGGCCATCATTAGCAGATACCGTAGAAAGCATAAGACAATTAAAGCTGGGTGGTGGTACTATATTCGCGCTCAACGGTGCAGCCAAGTTCTTAAATGATCGAGGTATTCTGCCAGACTATCAAATTATCCTAGATGCTCGAAGGGAAACATCCACACTAATCGACAAGGCTAAAAAGTACCTATTCGCATCTCAAGTACACCCAGATTGCTTTGTAATCAAGCCAGAAGCCCAATTATGGCACTTACAGATCGGTGATGTAGAGAAGGAACTAGAGTGGTACGAGCCAGCCTATGCGCTAATCGGTGGCGCAGCTTCCGTAGGCAATACAGCCCCATGCCTAGTCTATACGTTAGGATACCGTAACGTACACCTATTTGGCTACGATTCAAGCAACAAAGATGGTCATGGACACGCTTTCTACCAAGCTATGAACGCAGACGACCCACAAGCTATCACCACATTCAACGGCAAGGAATACTCTTCATCGTTCACCATGAAGCTACAGGCTGAACGGTTTAGGGGTATTGCACAGGCTTTAGTTGATTCAGGTGTTAGCCTAACCGTACATGGCACAGGATTATTGCCTGATATGTGGGCTAATCCTAACATCAAGGAAACCATGACCGAGCAGGAGAAGTACGAGCAAGTATGGCAACTCGATGAGTACCGTGAAGGCTCTCCAGGCGAACGCTGTGCATCTAACTTCTTCCAAATTGCCAAACCTAGCGGTAAGGTAATCGACTTTGGGTCGGGTACTGGTCGTGGCTCTATCAAGATACATGAGTATGGATGCTCACCTTTCCTAGTGGATTTTGCAGTCAATTCAAGGGATAAGGAAGCTATGCTGTTTCCATTCCTACAGCATGACCTTACTAAACCACTACCAGGCGATGTATTTGCCAAATATGGCTACTGTACGGATGTCATGGAACACATAGAGCCTGAGAATGTGGAGAAGGTGATCCACAACATCATGGAGTGTGTAGATTACTGCTTCTTTCAAATCTCCCTAGTTGATGACGAAATGGGCTTCCTAATAGGGCAAATACTTCATTTAACAGTAGAAAGTCAAGCATGGTGGCAAGATTTATTCGTTAAACTAGGGTATAATGTCATCGAAGCGCACGGAAATGAGATAGCAGCAATGTTTTACGTTAATAAACCTTTGGCAACCCAACAGGAGAGAAAATGATAGTAGCAGCGAAGTTACCGTATGTACGCTTTGAAACAGAAGTAGAAGTGACCAAGGATTTAGATGGTCACAACCAGTATAGAAACGTGATTATGGCTCATATTACCCCAGCAGGGAGTAAGGATGAGATCGTAAAGTTAGCAGATGAGTGGATTGTTCAGTTGATGGACAAGAGCCAGACTAGAGGCCCATTCGATTCAGCAGCTAACGAGTATGAGGATTGGCACAAACGATTCAGTAAGATGCTCGATGCCTATAAAGATGGTGTTGACATGGCTACTGACGGTACACCAATCAGGGCTAGTCTAGCATTTAGCCCAGCCGAGGTAGCACAATGTGAGAGTGTCAAAATCTTTACATTGGAAGCCCTAGCGGTATGCAACGAACAAGCCATGAATAACATGGGTATGGGTGGTAGAACACTTAAACAGAAGGCAGAGAAGATACTAGAGAACTTTGCTGGATCTAAGGTAGCAGAAGAAAATACTGCGCTGAAAGCTAAACTTGAGGCTATGCAAGAACAGCTAGACAAGTTAATGGCTAATCAGCCAGAGAAGAAGCGTAAACCGAAGGAATAACTTTATAGGGGAAGTGTATGTCAATGTTAACGATGGTGCAGTCAGCTTGTGTTAGGCTGGGTCTACCTTCCCCAAACGCAGTAGCAACAAGTTCAGATGTTCAATACCTACAACTCCTAGCCCTTCTCAACGAGGAAGGTAGCGAGTTATCTGCTAGGACAGAGTGGCAAGTATTAATCAAGGAAGCTAGTTTTACAACACTAGCTGCTGAGATTCAAGGTACTCTCGCTACAATATGTCCAGGATTAAACTACATTATCAATGATACTATCTGGAACAGGACTCTCCGTAGACCTGTATTCGGGCCACTAGGCGCACAGTATTGGCAACAACAAAAGGCTATGTTTACTGCTGGCCCTTGGAATCAATACCGAGTAAAGGGTAACAACCTTACATTTTTCCCTGCACCTGCTGCTGGTCAATCTTGCTACTTCGAGTATGTGTCGAAGTATTTCGCTACTGACACTACTGGCGCGGTATACAAATCATCCTTCACGGTAGACAGCGATATATCCTTGCACAATGAGGACATAATGACGCTAGGTCTTATCTGGAGATGGAAAGCCAACAAGGGGCTAGACTTCGGCACAGACTACCAGAAGTACGAAACCAGAGTGTTAATGGAGATTGGCAGAGATGGTGCTAAACCTATCTTGAATATGGGCGAGGCGAGATACGACATCTTCCCAGCCGTTGTAGTTCCATCTGGAAGTTGGTCAGTATAAATGGATAACTCAGGAATGTACGGTAATCCAGTTCAGCCTATGGGTGCTACTGAGCCACAGAATCTGGCTAGTGCATTGAAAGAGCAAGAGTTCCAAAAGACTATAAAGAATAGCCCTTGGTATTCTCAATTCGTGCAAAGGTTTCAAGAGCAACCTGACATCCAACCTGGTGGTGATTACAACTACCGACTAGCTGTTGCTAACGGAGTACAGCCACAGCCAGACCCATACGACAATAATGCTTTACATTGGCCTTCTGCGCTACCTGATGGCACTATGCTGAAATCACCAGATCATCCGACAGCATGGAAAGAGTATTACATGAGAGCCAACAATGGGATAAACCCTGATTCAGTTGGTGCTACCGAGGCTGATTGGAACAAATCACAGGGAGTAAGATAATGCCAGCAAAGAGTAAAGCCCAATTACATCTGATGCAAGCCGTTGCACATAATCCAGAATTTGCCAAGAAGGTAGGAATACCACAGACTGTAGGCAAGGAGTATTCGCACCCAGCAAGCAAGAACCTACCAGCGCACGTTAAGATGGCACACGCACTACGCAACAAGTCTTATGGCTGATTCATCTGGCTTATTCGGATTGATGGGCAATGATAGTGGCATTACTGCTGCTAATATCCTACGTTCCAGATATAGACAGCCTATCGCACAAGCAGCTATGGAGAACGCTGAACCCAACAGTTCTATCCGCAACGTACCAGACAATCCATTCCAAGCATGGCTCAAGGAATCAGGTCAGCGCATAATGAACCCAACCGACACCATAGCGCAAGGTGTGCAGAACTTTACTCAGCAAGATCCAGTAGACATGGGAATGAGCCTATTTGGTGGTGGGTTAGGCACGATTAAAGTAAGCAAAGCTGTAGCACCAAAATCTGGATTAAACTTTGACCCTAGATTCGACCCAAGGGTCAATGAACAACATAGAATGAGGTCATTAGTAACTGGGATAGACAATACATCTGCACAACCAATACCAGAAATATCTATCTTTGACCAAGAAGGCAAGCCATTTATAACCACTATGGCAGACAGAACTGCTGCTGGTGGGGTGTTGAAAAAGATTAATGATGTAGAATTAAATAGCCCTGTAGCCTTGCGAGGCGGTCAAGATTATATGTTTAACAATCCAGGCCAAGTATGGGCAAGCGGTACGCAGCCAGCAAAATCACTAGCGCAGTATGCTGGTTTACTCAAGACTTTAACAGGTCAAAATCCATTATATGTGCCTTGGCGCATGGCGCCAACTGGTGGTGACTTTGCCCATATGTCAGGTGAAACAATGCTGTCGTATGCAGATAGTGCCATGAACGCAGCTAATAAAAAGGCTCTCAATTCACAAATTAAGCAATTTATACCAACATGGGGTGGATTAGGGTCAGAAAATAGTGTCAGTCAATTTATCAATTCTCCCAAGGTTGTCCGCGATCAAATTAAAGAGATTATGGATAAACAGTTTCGTAACTCAGGAAGTTTAAGTTCTGGAGAGGCACGATTGGCTGTAACAGATCCAAGGCAACTTATAGCACCAGATGGTGGCATACAAAATGCTGGGGAAATATATGCTGGAAGCCCAATTATTCAAGACTCTGGACACCCATCGTATACAAGTGGAATCCCAGGACAAGGACTTGGCAGAATAAAAGAAGATGTCAATATATTTCAATTAATGCCACACACCCTCTCAGAGAGAGGTATTGTTAATCCAACAAACCCTAGTGCAGAAGATTTGCGAGCGTTACAAATGTCACCTTATGGCGGTATTATAACATCTGACATATTAAGATCCATAGAACAAAACCAAGCATTAGTCAACGCATTAAGGTCAAAATGAAAATACGAAACACTAAACGAGTATCAGCCACAGCTAACGTATCTGCACCAGTTGGCGGTCTAAATGCGCGAGATTCCTATGCAGCTATGGATGCTGCTGATGCGGTTAAGATGGACAACTGGTTTCCACTTACTACAAGTGTAAGGGTGAGGGCTGGCTACTCTAAGTGGGCTACAGGGCTAGGTGCTGCTGTCAACACCATCATGGCATACAACGCTGGCACGACGCAGAAGCTAATAGCTGTCGCTGGTACTAACTTCTACGATGTGACTGCTGGTGGGGCTGTAGGGGCTGCTGTAACGACCTGTACGAACTCTAGCTGGCAGCACGTTAACTTTGCTACCTCTGGTGGGTATTACCTATCATGTGTCAATGGTGTAGATGCACCCAAAGCGTTCGATGGTACAACTTGGACTAATCCTGCTATCACAGGGGTTACTGCCACTACGCTAATCAACGTAACGGTTCATATGCAACGACAATGGTTCATACAGAAGAACACCATGAAGGTCTGGTATCTAGGAGTAAACGCTATTGCAGGTGCAGCCACAGCCATTGACTTCTCGTCGATATTCAAGCGCGGTGGATACTTGATGGCTATGGGTAGTTGGACTATCGACTCTGGCGCAGGTATGGATGACTACGCTGTATTCGTTACTTCTGAGGGTGAGGTAGCCACATATCGAGGAATTGATCCATCGTCATCTACTACATGGGGATTGGTGGGTACTTATCAGATCGGCTCACCAATAGGTAGAAGATGTATGTCGCAGTACGCATCCGACCTACTAATCATTACTCAAGATGGGCTTATGCCAATGTCTAAGGCATTGATGAGTTCACGCGTAAGCAATAAAGTCAGCTTAACTGATAAGATTCAATACATTATGTCATTGGATATAAGCACATATTCAGCTAATGCTGGGTGGCAATGCAGACTGTTCCCAAGAGAGAATATGCTACTTATGAATGTTCCTGTTGGCAATAGCAATAATTATCAGTACGCTATGAACACCATAACTGGTGCTTGGTGCAAGTTCACAGGCTGGGATGCTCGGTGCTGGGAGATGTACGCTGATGACATATACTATGGTGATGGACTAGGGAACGTATGCAAGGCATGGGATACCAACGCAGATAATGGTGCTAACATAAATACTGATATTATTCAGGCATTTAACTATCTTGGAACACAGAATCTCAAGCACTTCAAACTTGCTAGACCGATATTCTCCACTACTTCACACTCAGTAGGAATTACGCTAGGGCTGAATATAGACTACAACTTTAATCAACCATTATCAACAGCTACCGTACCATCACCAGGAACTTCTGGTATCTGGAATACATCCAAGTGGAACGGCTGCGTATGGGGTTCATCCAACGGTAACGTGAAGTCAGCGTGGAATACCTCTGGTGGGATAGGCTACTGCGCTGGTATGCACATTACCACAGCTAGTAACAATGCTTCGTTTACTTGGCAATCTACTACCCATGTATTCGAGAAGGGTATCGGCTTTTGATAGTAACTGATCGCCAAGAGGAACTTGGAAGGTGGTTAATGTCAAGGCTGGGCGGTACTTATTTTGCTGGTAGGGGTGTGTATATAGGACTTGAACGAAATGGTCTTATATGCGCTGTAGCAGGGTTTGAGGACTACAATACAGCCAGTATCATGGGTCATTTAGCTGTAGATGGCAACAGGATGGACTTGAAGTGGATTAAGTTCTGTTTTAGGTATGTCTTTGATACTGCAAAGGTTAATAAGCTAATTGGCATGGTATCAAGCGACAATACAAGGGCTTATAACATGAATCTAAAGTTCGGTTATATCGAGGAAGCTGTCATCAAGGATGCGTGTAGAAATGGCGATATGATACTTATGACCATGACAAGAGAGCAATGTAAGTACATCTAATCATCAATTTAAGGTATAATGCTTAAAAGTGGCAACCCACTCATAGCTAATTAAAGGAAAATACTATGGGTAGCAAGTCATCTCCACCACCAGCACCAGACTACGCAGGCGCAGCGACACAAACTGCTGCTGGTAATCTTGAAGCAGCTAGAGCAGCAGCTAGTGCCAATCGCGTTAACCAAACAACTCCGTATGGCTCTATAAACTACAGTCAAACACCTACTTACGGTGTTGATGGTGTCTTGAACAAAGACGCTGGGTGGAACATGACCACAAGTCTATCGCCTACGCAACAACGACAATTTGACCAAAACAATCAGATTAACGAACAGCTTGGCGGTGTAGCGCAACAAGGTCTGGGCTACGTTAAAAGCGCGTTAAACCAGCCACTAGGTGCAGCCAATGCCCTATCTACTAATGCTGGCGATCCACAACTATTACAGCAAAACGTACAGAACGCGCTGTACAAGAACTCCACTCAATACCTCGACCCACAGTTTGCTCAGTCAGACAAGGCACTCGAATCTCGACTAGCTAATCAAGGTGTTACGCAAGGCTCAGAGGCTTATAACGCAGCTATGCTGAACCAATCTAATGCTCGTCAGCAAGCGTATGAATCAGCTAGGAACTCAGCTACAGGACAAGCTGTAGGTGCTGCACAGGGTATGTTCGGGCAGAACTTGCAGAACTCACAACTCCAGAACGCTACTAGCGCACAGGACTTCGCAGCAAGACAAGCATTGCAACAAAACCCTATCAATATGCTGAACGCGGTCAGAACTGGTCAGCAACTCAACACAGCCACCTTGCCTACACAACAGAACGTGGCTATGCAACAAGGTACTGCTGGGCCTGATATGCTGGGTGCTGCGACTGCTAAAGGACAATACGCACAAGGTATCTACAATGCTGACCAAGCCAGAGCAGGGGCTACGATGGGTGGTTTAGGACAACTTGGTATGGCTGGTGCGTTGATGTATGCTGCACCAGCAGCAGCACCAGCGTTAGCTGCATCAGATCGTAGGCTCAAGACTAACATTCAACTAATCGGCAAGCACGATAACGGCATGAACATTTACTCATGGGATTATGTATGGGGCGAACATTCACGCGGTGTTATGGCTGACGAAGTAGAGCAAATTATGCCAGAAGCTGTGGTTATGCACCCAACTGGATTCAAGATGGTTAACTACTCGATGTTAGGGCTGTAATGAACAATCCATTCGATGCAACACAGACATACGATAACACCTATCAAGGTCAACGTGATAGACGTGCTGACCACAATGCTGCTGGCTTAATCTTAGGCGCACAAGCCCCACAAACACAGAACGTAGGTGGATGGGCTGTTGCACCTAGTGCTACATCTCAACTGGCTCAAGCACTCAAGAACTATGGTGCTATGCAACAATGGAAGAACACTATGCCACCTAGTACCGCAGTTCCACCAGTAGGAGTACCAAATGCCTAGTGATTACACATCTAAGTTTTCAGAGAAATACGGTCAGCTAAGTGGTGCTGACATGGAGATACTTGGTGCTAGAGAGCAAGCTGCGACTGCTCGCGCACTCAGGAACGCGTTTAAGCCCACACAAGGTCAAATGGTAGGTGGATGGTACGTTAAGCCAACCTTAACACAGAATCTCGCTGATGCGATGATGCAATATAACAATTACAAGAATGAGCAAGCTGGTACAGCAAAGGCACAGGAACTGATAGATGCAAGGAACGCAGCGACAAAAGCCAATGCTCTTACACAGGCTGGACTATCAACAGCAGATGCACAACCAGCATACGATAGAGAAGTAACACCTGCTAGTACGGTTCTAGTTAACCCAGAGGATCAGGCAACCACTAGAGAGCCACAGAGTATGTTTACTGGCGAACCTGCACCTACACCAAATGGCGCACAGGCTTACGTTCCACCTACAACTACAGCTACTGGCAATATAAACGCTAATCCTACGAGCAATCGGTATACCACACATCTACCCACAGACGCGCAGGAACTAACTGCATCTGAAAATGTGCCATTGGCTAACGCTGTGCGTAATGCGCCACTAGGCAATACTACCCCTGGTGCTGTCCTAGCTGCCGATATTAAGAACCCTACCCTAACAGGAGGAACTGCATCTGCACCAGCAGAGCAAATATTGCCTAGGGAAGTGCCACAGGAATCCCCTGCCAATAACGAGGCTACTGCGCGTATCTTGCGCGGTGAGAATCCATTTGATGCTAGACCAGCTAGAGTAGAGAATATAGCTGCGGTTACTGAACGTATGCCAGCAGTTAAAGGTTATAACGAGGGTGAATGGCTCGCGCAGCAACAAAAACTCATAGCGAACGATCAGTTTCACGCTGCTGATGCAGTAGGTGCATATATTAAAGAGCGTCTAGCTTCAGAAACATCCAAGGCTAATGCTGCAACTGCTGACAGAAAAATGCAGCGCGAAGGCGAGATGAATAGAGAACTAAGGCAAGACCTTGCGACAGCCCAGATTACAGACAGGAAAGAACGCGATGCACAACGAGTAATAGATGACAAAGCTAAAGCCCAAAGCGAGCATAACTTTAGGATGGAGATACAGAAAATAGCTGATGCTACAACTCGTAGAGGTCAGAATATGCGCCAAGAAGACAGGCAAGATGCCAGAGCCCAAGCACTACAAGGTAAACTTGCCAAAGATGAAATAGAAGTGCTAGATGACAAGGGTCAGCCTACTGGTAAGGTAGAGTTGAGAATTGGTTCTCCAACATGGATGAAAGCCAAAAGTGATAGTTCAGGAGAATTTCAAAGCCTTACTTCGCTCAATCGTGGCTCAGATAAATTGCGTAATGATATTAAATCATTACTAGCAAACCCAGCATTTGATAAATCATTCGGACAAATTGGTGGTCGTACTGCTGATTGGGATAAAGATGTGCAAAAAGTCGCTAATTTATTCAGAAGTATTCAGGCTCAATTCGAGGCTAGAGGCTTGGGTATTAACAAGCAAGAAAATGGCTCTATTGGTGCTTTGGCTGTAGCTGAATGGAGTAAGATGGCCTCCAATCTGGCTGTTGTTGCAAGAACTGATGAGCCAAAAGCAGCTAGAGATGCGTATAACGGTGCACTTGGCATATTGGATAATGTGCAATCCGCAGCAGCGCAGAAATACCAAAACGAATGGGGTGGTGGACAGTTCGACTTGAGCAAGAAGTCAGGTTCTGCACCTTCTGGTGGTGTTAAGAAGTACAACCCAGACACAGGGAAGATTGAATAATGGCTTTAATTGATGTACCTGGACACGGAACTGTAGAGTTCCCAGATAGCATGAGTAATGCTCAGATAGAGGCTGCCATTCAGCAAAATATGGTAGCTACACCATACCCAAGGACTGTTATAGATATTAATACATCGCACGTTACTCCTGAGTTCATACAGCAATCATCTAAGACTGCATGGCAAGCAGAGCATCCTATCCTGTCTAAAGTAGCAGATGTTGGTGCTGGCATGACTGACATGACGCGCAACGTGCTGAATAAGATCAGCCCAGCAGAGCCAACCTTGTCTAGTTTGGTAACAGGGAACAAGGGCGGTGGGCTTGGCGATACGCTATTCCCACAAGGTGCAACTCATCCGCAATCTGGCTTTAGGACTACAGGACAACTGCTAGATCCTACTGCGCTTTACACAGGTGTTAAAGGGTATCAACTAGCTACAACTATCCCTAAACTAGCAAAACAGCCATTCAAGCAAGCTGTTGTAGGCGGTGCTGGTAGCGGTATGGTTCTAGGCGCAGCTAATGCACCAGAGGGAGATACAGCTACTGGTGGCGCAATCGGTGCTACCGTAGGCGGTGTACTTGGCGGTACAGTAGAGAGAGCAGTCACCTATCTAGCCAACACCAATGTTGGAAGGTCATTAATTAGAGGGCTATTCCCAGAGAACCCAGTAACCAAGACAGCTAGGATTAACACAGAAGTCGATGCTTCACTAGCTAAAGCGTTCAAAGATTCAGGGATAGACCCAGCCGATATAGACCCAGCCGAGATACAAACCATAAGACAGCAAGTCATAGATGCAGCTTTCGGTGGCAAGGAGTTAGATGCTGCTGCTAAGTTGCGCGAACGTGACTTTGGCAAACTTGGTATGCAAGGCACTCAAGGTCAGTTAACTAGAGATGCTAACCAATACGCACAAGAGATTAATTTGCGCGGTAATTCAATGGACTTGGCAGGTCGTTTTAGGACACAAAACACCCAACTTCAAGACATGATGGCTGGGTACGGTTCGGATGCAGAGCATCAAACTGTTGGTAAAAACATGGCTGCATCTCTGCTAAGAACAGATGAGGGCATGAGACAGAACGTATCTGCCCTATATCAAGCTGCCAGAAAGTCTGCTGGTAAGGACTTAGATGTTCCACTTCAAGGTGTGGCGCAAGATATTGCGGATATGTCATCTAGGTATAGCGAAACAGTAATGAAAAGCTTACCACTAGATGCGTTTAAGCAATATGGATTATTCGGGGGCAAACAAACCAAAGTATTCACCATTGAGGATGCAGACCTACTGCTCAAGAATATTAATACCCATGTGGGTAAAGACACTACTGTCAACACAGCACTCAAGGAAATGCGTGATGCAGTCAAAAAAGCTGTATACGATGTAGATGCTACTGGTGGCCCATTCGCACCAGCAGTCAAGGCTGCTCAAGAGAGATTCAAACTACAAGATGCTGTTCCTGCTCTCAAAGCTGTGTCCAGGGGGAACGCTGAACCAGATACTTTGGTACAACAGTACATTATTGGTGGCAAAACAGCCGATGTACAACAACTGGCTAAATTACTACAACGCACAGATCCTGACCAGTTCAATGCAGCTAGAGAACAGATGGGAAATCACCTGAAACGTGCTGCCTACGGAGAGAATGTTGCTGGTGATGCACCATTTTCGCCAGAGAGATATGCTAAAGCATTGAGGACATTTGGTAAAGATAAGTTGGCTGCGTTCTTCTCACCAGAGGAGATAGAGCAATTAAACACTATGTCTAGGGTAGGCTCTTATATCAATAAGCACCCAGCTAGTTCACCTGTTAACACTTCTAACACATTTGTGTCTGCTGCGATGAACAATCCCATTATCTCTGGGATAGCTGGTCAAATCCCTATGGGGCAAGCCATGTTAGCTGCTGGTAGATTTGCGACAGGAGGCATAAAGAACGAAATGGCTGTTTCTCAGGCGATGAACCCCAATGTAGTAGCCAAACCATTTGCGCTCACAGCGGAACAAGCCAGAAACTCGGCTATGCTGAATGTTCTGCCACCATTGACAGGCGCGATGGTAGGTGGCAATCAGCCAAGACGCTAATACGATGAGAAAAGTATACAGAACTATGCAGTACAAAAACTTCATAACTTATTATAACACAAGAGGTTAACTCATGGCATTTAACGGTTCAGGAACCCCTTTTAATTTGATTACGCTTCCTTTCTCTGGCTGCATTACAGATGTTGCATTTTCTTAATCCATCCCTAAAAGGATGCCCATACTTGCAATGTGTGCGAGCCTTTCGCGCTATTGAACTAGCCTGTGCGCCCAAAGCTAATCCAGCTAAATCCCTAAAGATTGTCTTGGCTACTATGTCTTGCAAGGTAAGCCCACGTTCTGATCGGCTAATGATGGTATCGGATTTAAGCCCAGACTGTTCAGCTAAATCAGCCACTTTATACACTACGTTATCGACTGTGATAAAGCGTGTAACTGTCTGGTTGCGTTGTTGTTCTTTGCGTGTAGACCACTTGCAATTAGCTTTACTGTACCCTTGGTTGTTGTCTATTCTGTCTAGGGTAGTACCGACAGGCTTCAATCCCATATCTGCAATGAAAGCATGATAGCTAATAGACCATTCGGCACAGATTGTAATGCCTCTGCCACCATAATTCTTATAGTGGGGATTGTTGGGATTGTTACATCTAGACTTCATGCCACACCAAGTGCTGTATAATGGGGGTACAATCAAATATGACATATATTAACCGTGTACATAAAATGATATTATGGCACATAATGGAAGGAAAAGCAAATGCCACCTTATAACGGTTCAGGACAATACACGTTGACTGCTGGGCAACCAGTAGTAGCAGGTACGGACATACTAGATTCAACATTCAACACATTGACTGCGGATCTAGCTACTGCCCTATCTAACTGCGTAACAAGGGATGGGCAATCTCCACCCACTACTAACCTACCTATGGGGTCATTTAAACTCACAGGATTGTCTGCTGGTACTGCCAATGGTCATTCTGTCAGGTTTGAACAGTTACAAACTGGCATAAATAAGCTAATTACCGTAGCTGGAACTGCTGATGTAATCACAGGTGTAATGACACCAACATATACAGCCTATGTCAATGGTGATATGTTCACGTTTATCGTCGGGAGTACGAATACTACCAATGTAACCATAAACATAGACGGATTGGGTGCTATAGCGGTCACAAATGGCACTACTGCTCTAACGGCTGGTGCGTTAACTTCGGGTAGGGTAGTGGTAGTACAGTACGATGGTACAAGATTCCAGTTATTAAACAGCTACTTAGTTGCTACTGCTGGGGCTAATTCTAATATAACCAGTTTAAGTGGTCTTACAACTCCACTAACTGAGGCACAAGGCGGTACAGGCACAACCGTAGGGTATTGTGGCTTCAAGAATAGACTGATAAATTCGGCTATGGTGATTGACCAGCGTAATGCTGGGGCTAGTGTTACTCCTACATCAGGACAATATTTGGTTGATAGATGGTCGGCTGATTTAACCCAAGCCTCTAAATACTCTGCTCAACAAAATGCTGGTGCGGTAACTCCACCAGTAGGGTTTATTAACTATCTAGGGGCAACATCTTTATCCGCTTATGCAGTTCTAGCTGGAGATTATTTTGTCTTACAGCAACGCATTGAAGGATTAAATATTACAGACTTAGCTTGGGGAACAGCCAATGCTAAAACCGTCACTATGTCGTTTCAAGTTTATTCATCTTTAACTGGAACATTTGGTGGCTCTCTTTTAAATAGTGCAAATACCCAATGCTATCCATTCAGTTATTCAATCCCAGTAGCAAATACTTGGACAACAATTTCAGTCACAATTACAGGGTCAACAAGTGGTACTTGGCTCACAACCAATGGAATTGGAATAAAAGTTATATTTAGTTTGGGTAGTGGGTCATCAATGAGTGGAACAGCGGGTGCATGGACTGGTTCTGTATATCTTTCAGCCACAGGCGCAACATCTGTAGTAGGCACTAACGGTGCAACCTTCTACATCACAGGAGTACAACTAGAAAAAGGCTCTACTGCCACATCATTCGACTATCGACCTTATGGTACGGAGTTGGCTTTGTGTCAGCGGTATTATTTTCCGTTAAGAGGAACAACAGCAACACCATCATTGATTGCTAGAAATAATGCTAATGCAGCAGGACAAGGACCAGGACTTAATATTAAATTTCCTCAATCAATGCGAACATCACCAACAGCAACACAAGTAGGTTCTTGGACACAAACAAATACTTCAGGTGGTGCTGGTCCAACAACTCCAACTTGTTTTACAAATGATTATGTTACATTTTATGTTGATAGTGCTGCCGCAGGAGATTGTTATTATTATTTAAATGGCACATCAAATGGATTTAACTTTTCGGCGGAGTTATAAAAATGAGTGAATATCAATTACTTAAAGATTCATTTACTAAACAAATGGCTGGTGTAATCCGTCTTTCAGACAATGCTTGCATACCATTTGACCCTGCCAACACAGACTACCAAGTCTATTTAAAGTGGCTTGCTGAAGGCAACGTACCAGAGCCAGCATAATGTACACACGCTTCCTGATATACCTAACCCTAGACTTCACAGTAAACCTAATAGGCTACTGCATAAACCCCATCCTGCCTATCTTCGCAGATAGCGATGGCAACCTACCCTCATGGCTCAGATGGTTTCAGACCTACGACTCTACGCTAGATGGCAAAGAACCGAGGTTTATCGAAGCTACAAGTTGGTTGAGAGGCTCTCAAAATGTAATATATACCTACATACTGCGTGTCATGTGGCTATATCGTAACAACGCGTACGGATTTGCGTACTCAATACTAGGTGGAACAGCACCATTCAGAACCTTGTCCGAGGAGGGGGTTAACCCATCTGACCGCGCACCTGCTATAGAAGGCTCGTATCTCCGTATCTTTGAAGATGCCGAGGGGGTTCAATACTTTCAGTACAAGCTAGTCAAAGATCGTGGGAATGGTAAGTGCTATGAGGCAAGTATAGGATGGAAGCCCTCTGGTCAGTTCGTAGCCAGATGGACTCCTTTTAGAAAATTTAACGGATAATGGATAATGGAAGAAGAACGCAGAAAAGTCAACGAACTCGCAGTAGCGCAAGCCGTGTTAACAGAAAAACTATCTAGGGTTGAAACTGATTTAAGCGAGATAACGACAGCTATAACGCAGTTGTCTGCTACGCTCACCTCTATCAATTTAACACTATCCGAAGCCAAGGGTGGATGGCGAATGTTAATGGTTGTTGGCGGTGCAGGTGCTGCTTTGGGGTCAGGTATTGGCTATCTAATCCATTTATTCGGAGGTAAATAATGTTCAGTTTATTCACGACAATCGTGTCTTTTTTGACTGCTGGTGTTCCCAAGGTGCTAGACTTCTTCCAGGACAAGGGCGACAAGAAGCACGAACTGGAGATGGCGCAGTTGCAGTTGACGAGAGAACTTGAACTCCAGAAGGCTGGATTCGTACAACAAGCAAAGATTGAGGAGATTAAACTTGACGAGATTCAGACGCAGACAGCTAGCGCAGAGCAACAAGCCCTGTACACACATGACATTGAGATCGGCAAGGGGGCTAGTCAATGGGCTATCAATGCTCGTAGTTTGGTGCGCCCCATTGTTACCTATATCCTGCTTCTACTTCTGGTATTTATCGAGGTAGCAGGATTCATCTACGCTACACAAACTGGAGTACCGTTCCCAGTAGCCATAGATAAGCTATGGGATGAGGACATGAAGATCGTTTGGGCAAGCGTTTTATCATTCTGGTTCGGGTCGAGAGCGTTTGCCAAGAAGTAATTAAACGCAAAAATGTCATATATCGGGAATGTTGCAAAAGATGTTGCAATGGTGCAACGTTAGATGCAACAAGACCCTCACCTATAAGCGGACATTTTTGTCCGATTAGCTATTAACCCTGAAAATGTAATATATGCGTATCTCACAACAAGGCATTGACCTAATCAAAAGTTTTGAGGGATGCAGACTAAAGCCATACCTCTGCCCTGCAAAGTTTTGGACAGTCGGTTATGGTCACGTTATAGGAAATGGTGCTACACTAGCAGAAGCGGATAATCGCCTATTTACCAAGGAGGAAGTTGATGTCTTACTCAGAACAGATTTGGCAAGATTTGAACGCGGTGTGCTACGCTACTGTACCGTGCATCTCACTCAATCTCAGTTTGATGCTCTTACTAGCTGGGCTTATAACCTTGGGCTGGGGACACTCCAACGCAGTACGATGCGACAAAAAATTCTCCGAAAAGATGGAGAAGCTGCATCGAAGGAATTACTCAAATATGACAAAGTAGGCGGTAAGGCTATAAAAGGCTTGACCAGACGAAGGCAAGCCGAGTACCGATTATTCACCCAAATAGACCCGATTACAGATACTTCGACTTCAGATACTTGATACTTAAAGCCATCTCGTCAAATTGACCGTTGGGCTGTACGTCATTTAGCATATAACACCCTCTCCAATGCTGATTGGTCTGGGCATTGAGATAGCCTTCGTCATGTTCATAGCATGATCCTGCCAAAATAGCTGTTAACTCTACTCCATCCGCACGTTTACCGTAGCTAATCAATCTACCCTGTTGGTGGAAGGCGAAGCAAGACTGGTGCAGTTTAGTCAATAAAGCAGCAGCCGAGCAGATAGGTCTACCCATAATCCCACTCGTAAAGTAGTGAGAGTAAGCAATACCATCAATAGTAACCACCTCTAGGAATGGGTATATCTGCCAACCATGCCTGTAATACTGCAAGTCATTAATCCCTATCAACCCATCTAGCTTACGATCAGCGTTAATAGCGCGATTTATGCGGTGTTCGTGATTCCCTAGCGTTAGATGTAGTTCAGGATGCCAAGGCTTCTCTACACCCTTCTTATGCTGTCTGTGGATCTCTGCGTGGATAGGCTTCATCAAGGTGTCCATAGCTAACCTGGCTGCTTGAATATCAGCCCAGTACGTTCTACCCTCGAACTCCTTCTTACCCACATCAAAACTAGACAGAGAAGGCATATCCGCGAAATCCCCACCACAAACGATCACATCTGGCTGTTTATCTGCTGCGAATCTACCTATTGCAGTTAAAAATGCAAAATCAATACCACTTTTAGCTTGTACATCTGGAATAACTAAGTGCCTACGCGATTTAGTCATACATCTCCTATAACTCTAATGGGTCGAATCCGAACTCTAGTGCGATTGCCGTACTCCTTCTTAGGAAGTAAGCATCATGTAAAAGGTACTTGTAGGGATGCTCGCCACGACACATATGGATAATCTCATGGCAAAGCGTCTTTTGGATAGTTGCAAGATGTGAGGATTTAGCCCTCGAAATAGTAATAATATGCTTGTCACCATCATGGCAGTAAGAGCCTAGACAGTCTAAATCATCATTTATCTGAAAAGTTATATCTTCAACTGGTGGTAGTTTCCAACGGTTCAACGGCCTCATTCCCACAAACATGACATACATATTTGCAAGGTCTTTCGGCAGTATGTGCATTACTTATGACACCTTCTGGGGAAGCCCATCGTATCAGCCGAGCATTTCATGGTAACTTTAATGTCGGTCAGATGTGATGGTGTGGGTACAAATGAACTGTTATCTAGCAGATACTTGCCACGTTCTTTCAGGTAAGCAACTGATTCTGCACGTTTCTTTGCGTTATGTTCGGTCATTTTACGTTCTCCAGGATAGCGTTCGCATACTCACGAACAAGTTTCATGTATGCCTCTTGAGCAGCTAGGTATTGATCTCCCAGAACTTGTACCTTCTGGCGAGCCATATCAAGCCTAGCCTTAATTTTATCGACTTCGGTCATTTGATAGTGAGCCTGTCTTTATGCGTTAAGACTGCACAGGACACAGGTTCTCCTCTCAAGATTGCTTCTTTGGCAAGTGTTTTAGACGGTGTTGCGACTGTCTTAATGGTTTTGAAGTCCATAGGAATATCAGCGGTTTCACAAGTCCAGACCAATTCAGAATCTCGGAGATAACTGATTGTAGCAGAAAACGTACCATCTAGGGCTTTAATCTCCTTAACCCCATGTTCTTTCATGTTTTCCAGTAGGTACGCTTTCAATCTCTCCTGTTGAGCCTCGATGACCCTCTTTTTTTCCAGTAACGAGGCTATCGCAGTTTCCAGCATTGACACTCCTGCCGACTGATTCTTGATATGGGCGCAGACAGCACGTTGCTTGTCAGCCACCACCATCTTAGCATTTTCCCACCCCTCCATATCGACAACACCATCGTCATCGACAAAGAGTTCGAGGGATGCTAGTTCATTAGCCTGATAAAGTGATATCTTCATCAGAATGGCAAACTGCTATCGTCATCAAACGCATCGAAGCCACCATCTCCCTTAGGAATCGATTTGGAAGCCATTTGAGGGGTCATAGGCGCACGATCTTCTTTTTTACCTGTCAGGGTAACATCCTGAACTCTGACCTCGATAGAAGCCCCATCTGAGCCATCATTTTTCTTATACAACCGTAGGCTACATTCTCCCGAAATGGCAACTCCCTGACCCTTCAAAAGATATGGCGCAAGACTATCGGCACGTTTGCCCCATAATGAGCAATTAACCCATTGGGTCTTTTCGTTCTTACCCCATCCAGACTTCACTCCTACTGCGAATGAGCCTACAGAGTTGGATTCGTCATCCATAGTGACTGCGAATGATGAAACTGCATCACCCTTTTTAGTGCTACGAACAATGATGTCTTGAGCCAAATGTCCTGTAAATGTGAATATATTCATAGTGTTATTCTCCTTTGGTTAATTGTAATTTGCGAGCATCTTTAGCTTCAATGATACGCGGATGGTGCTGTTTACCACACATGGCGATAGCTGCATCATAGTTAGACTTGAGCAACTCCATGTTTGCTGACGAACGTACCGCCTTAATCAAGTTTACTGCATCATCTGTACCGACTGCTGCGGAGGCATCTAGGGCATCATGCTCGACTATCTCCATAGCCGTGACCCAAAGATATCGCCTTTGATAGGTCTGGACTGCGCCTATGTTCTGGACTTCATGGCAACCTTTGAGGGCTGCTGACCCCATTGGGCTTGTAATGACTATCTCGCCACCATCTTGTGTGTCAATGATCGTAAGCGTAGCCGTGTCTGCTGTGAATGAGATTACCGAACATAAGTCAAGTGCGTAGAAAATATCCTGAACACTAGGAAGAAAATCTCCCAGTTCAAAATAAAAGTAACCAGCAAACTTGTTTTGTCCTGACTTCTTGAGGGGGAGTGCTGCTAATTGTTGTCTGGCATCCATCAGTTTATAATAGACACCCAGGTAAGCCATCTGTTGCTGTGCTTCCTGTTCCTGCTGTTGCTGACCGTTATCATCTCTCATGTAATTCTCCTCTGTGGTTAATGTTGCAGACTGACAGTATCACACTTTTGGACAAGTGTGTAAGTATTTTAAGGGGGGTCATAAAGCCCTTTATGGTGTCCATTATCTGGAGCGATACGCTTCATTATTTGGAGCGTGAAAAAAGTGTTGCCTGTAGGGGGTATATACATTCAAGCTAGGGTAGCC